TAGATGATAAAAATTTTTCAAGACTATAATTATCTCTTATTTCCTTTATTAAATTATATCTTTCTCTTTTTAAAACAGAATTATTTAATTTTTGTCTTTCTTTTATAACTTCATTTATAAAATAATTAGCCTTCTTATCTGAATTAAATTTTTTAGTTATTAATATATTATAGAGTGCTAATTCTTTACCTAATTCTGTTCTTTCATTGAATTTATTTTTAATTATATCTGCTGCTTTTGATTTATCTTCTTTATTCAAAACATCTGCAGTTATTTGTCTTAATAAAAATTCAAATAAAAGTCCAGTATTACGCACTTTGTTATGTTTCACTTTACGCATACGCCGGTCTCCAATTTTTGGATACAATTTATGTATTTATTCATATATAAATATAATTTTTTTATGTTTTTAATATATTTATTCATCTTCATCTAAAATAATTTCTTCATTTAAGATACTTTGTTTTTCTAAATTTTTTCCAAATTTATTTTTAAGTGATTTTAGTAATCCTTCTCTTGCAACAATTGTTCCACCCTTACCTACAGCCAGTGGAGAACCACCTTTAAACTCTCGTTTTCCATATCGTTCTCTCTCGTACTTTGTTGCATCTTTTATGTCTTTTGCTGAGTATTCATTTCCAAATTCTTTTTTACCATCACCACTTCGTCTATCACCACCCCATTCACCTCTTCTTGCCATTTCTAAATTTTCTTCTTCAGATGGTGGAGTACCACCTTCTACAGGATCCTGACCTTCAGTTTCAATTTGTTCAAACCTATAGGCCTGTTTTCTATCTTCAATGATACCATCAAAAATATCTTTTTTCTGTTGGTCATTAAAATCAAATATATTTTCGTATATCCATTCACGAGACATAAGTTTGTTTTCCATTAAATCATTCGCAATATCTTTTTGCATTGTTAATAACTCAAGTTTTTCTTGTTCATGTATCATCGATGGATTTGTTAATTCTAATTCAAAATTAATCAATTCTGCATCATCAAATCCTTGTGTGTATAAATGTACAATAGCAATTTTTTCAAGTTCGGCACATATAATTTTCTGTAATCTTTCAATTGTTCTTGAAAACCTAACATCTTCAGCAGCCAATGTGGCTTTTGAACCTACATTTTCTTCATACCCTAAAAATGCTTTAGGAACTTTTAGAGCAGCGTGTAATTTGTTTCTCAAATATTCTATATCATCAATAGCACCTTCATTCGTTAAACCAGGTAAAGATTCTATATTTGTTCCACTGTCTGAACCACGAACAGGTAGATAATAATCTTCCGTTACTGATTCAATATTATATCTTAAATTATAATCACCTGTATTTTGGTCGATAACAGGAACTTTTTTCATTTTATTAATAATTTGTTGCATAAAGTTATCTACTTCTGTAGGAGGTATGTTACCAATATCAACTTTAAATATTCTTTTTTCTGGTGCTCTCATCATTCTATGAATCAACATAGCATCTTCCATAAGAGTTAATTGTTTCCATACTCTACGAGCACCTTCTAACATTGATTTACCATATGGTAAGTAATTTGTATCTGCTAAATTTCTAAAATGTGCAATTTCATAATTTTCATGCATTTTTCCAGGTTTAGAACTTGTTGAAAGTTCACTATGGTCATCTAATTGAAATTGAACTAACTTTGGGTTAGATGGGTCATGGTCTTCCATTCTTGTTACTTCATATACTGAAAGTGGTTTTACATTTACAATACCATATTTATCTAAAATTTCTAAATATAAATAAAAGTCTCCATATTTTGTCATATTTCTAATATAACTCCATAAATTAAATTCAATATTCATTATATCATAAAATAAATTATAAAGTATTTTAGTTACTTTGGGATTATCACTTTTTACTTTTAAAATTCTACCTTCAACATTATCTACAGTTGATTCATCACAATATATATCTAAAGCTGATGATATGATTGGGTCAGCATCCATTAATTCATAATCTCTAAATAATTCTTTACGAGCTACATCATATGCCTGTGCGTTTTGTTTAGCCGAATATGCTGATTGTCCATAACCACTTGAATGAATTTTATTATATCTATCAATAAAATTAGATGTCAAAGCGGTTTGTTTAAAATCAATATCTTTTACTTTTATTTGTCCACTATCAGTTTTTCTCAAAACAATACTATTTTGAAATAATTTACCTAATCTTGTTAATATGTTTTCTTGTTCTGCCATTTTTTACCTCTTTATTTAATTAACCAAGTTAAATCTTCTTTTTCACCATTACCTAAATCCACTTCATATGGATTTTTATCGGGTTTGCCTGTCTGGCCTTTAGTAAAACCAACACTATGGTCTGTTCTATTTCCATTACTTTTTAATATAGAATCCATCATAGCCCATTGTTGGTCATTTTTATCTTTTTGTAATCTCAATGCAGTATCTCTAATCCATAATGCTATTGAGTAAGACATAACTAAGTCATCGTTGTAACCTTGCATTGCTTCTGCTTTTGAATTTACCAAACCTACTTTGTAAATAAACACAAACAATTCTTCTATTAATCGTGAAGAATTTAACTTCACTAATTTTTCTCTTGTATATTCTTCCATTTTCGCCACAATAAGTGGTCTTGTTTTTATAGTTGTTGAAAATCCAGGAACCATACTTCTATCTTGTGCTCTGTATTTATTATTTACTTGATGTTCTACATCAACAACTTGTAAATCTTTTGATTGATAGAATAGATTTTTATATCCTCTATCTATAATGGTTTGTATTGTAGCCCAACCAATATTATTATTTTCAACTACGAGTAGGGCATCATTATATTTTGTAGCTAATTCAATTAAGAAGTTTCCGTAATCTGTTGTCCCCAACTGCCCTTTATATTCTGCAACTTGTTCCATATTTTCTACATCGAATACTTGTGTGGCTGAATAATCTGCACCATCACCACGAGCTACATCTGCAACTACAATATATTGTTTAGAATAATCTGGTTGTTTCCAAATCCATAAATTTCTATCCATACCAATTTTTTCAACAGGTTCTTTAACCATCGTTTCTTTATACCATTGTAAAATTTGTGGGTCAACAACAGATTCACCAGAAGTAAGGAAATCAGCATCACATTCTTGAGCAGCCTGTGAAGGTCCTAATACTTTATCTTGTTCTTTTCTCCAAACATCATCTCTTTCTGGATGACAAGTCCAATGAAGTTTTATTGGATTAAAATTATTCGTACCATCTTCTGAACCTATCCATTGTTGATGAAACCAATTACCAACACCATTTGGTGTAGAAAGAGCAATACAATCACCACCAGTTGCAAGTGTTTGTTGTGCCGCAGTCCATATTGAATCAATCTTGTCGATAAATGCTGCCTCATCAATAACAAGTAATGATAGTGCTTCTGAACGACCGGCCTCTGATGTTGCAGCTACCGCTTTAATTTGTGAACCGTTCTGAAATACTAATGATAATTTATTATCTTCTGTAACTTGTGTTTTTAACCATTGTGGAAGATTAGAATACATAACTCTTACTTTTGTAACAAGGTTTTTAGCAGTATCTTTATCTTTTGCAAGAACAAGAATATTTTTATCATTGTTAAATAACATCAACCATAATGAATAACCTGCAGAAAGAGTTGAAATACCTAATTGACGAGATTTAAGAATTATGTTATAACGATTTGATGTAAAATCATCTAACATATTTTCTTGAAAATCATATAAATCAAATTTTATCTTACCTTTGGTAGGATGTTGTATTTTGCAATATTTTTTCATAAAATGTGATGGACTTTCAACACATTTTAAATACTCCCTCTTTATTGCTTGTTTTATATTTTTATTCATTATTTAATTTGTCCTGCTAAATATACTGAACTTGATGTAAATGTTACACCCAAACCAAACCAAATCCATTTGTTTTCATACCATTTAGGTTTTACTAAATCAATCATTTCTTCTTTCAACTCTAATTGTTTTTTATAATCTTCAATTTGTGAAATATATAAACTATCACTTTGTATATACATATATATCTGTTCATTTAAGTTTTCGTTAGTTTTTAAACATTTTTCTAAATTAAATTCACATTCTTGTATATTATTGAATAAATTTTTAGTTTCTTCTTCAGAAAGACAAGTTCCTATACATGGTTCTTGACATACTTCACAAGGTGGGCATTCTCCTACAATATCATCATCTAAAAGAACAGGTTCTTGTGCAAAAATTACAGTTATTATTAATAATATTGATATTAATTTATTCATTTATTATCTCCTTCTTCTAAGTCTTCCACCTTTTCGATATCCACCAGCAGGTGATGTTCTCATTTGTTGTGTTCTATTAGGCATTGTTCTTGTGGTATTAGTAGGTTGCATAGGTTGTTGCATAGGTTGTTGCATAGGTCTTAAAGGAAGTTGTGTATTATTATTTGATTTTATAAGGGGTTGTGAATTGCTAGTTTTTACTCCACTTTCAGCAGTCCACCATTGACCACCTATATTTACCATATCTCCATCATATGTCATACCTGTACTTTCTATAACATATCCACCTGCCTGCATTCTTCTTGTTGAAGTTCTCCCACCTCGTTTATATTGATTACTAGAATTATTACTTACACAATTTCCATTAGAATCCATAACTTGTCCTGGAGGACAAGTGTGTGACATTCCACCATGAGTCATTTTTTTCATTCTTCCACCCCTTCTATATCCAGATGACATTGCACTATTCATATTAGATACAGTAGGCTGAGAAGCATTCATTTCATTTATCCCATTACCATTTATTTCATCATAAAAATCATGACCAGCAGTTCCACCAGGAATATCAGGATTATGAACGGCACCTTCCATTGGTCCTTGTTCTGGATGCATATGA